AGCAGGTGCTCCAGGTAAACGTATACTGTTACCTAATGCACGTACAATGATTCATCAACCAAGTGGTGGTGCTCAGGGTATGGCAAGTGATATTGAAATACGTTACAAAGAAATACAATACCTAAAAGAACATTTAACAAGACTGTATGTTAAACATAACACGGCAGGTAAAACGTTTGAAGACTTTGAACGTGATATGGATCGTGATAAGTTTATGACTGCCGAAGAAGCAGTAGCATACGGATTAGCAGATAAGATCAAGGAGACAAGATAGTGGTTACTTGGGGAATGGTAGGAAACAGTCATGATGCGGCATTGGCAGTATTCATAGATGACAAACTTGTATGGGCTTGTCAGAGTAAAGACTTTTCAGATGTTCCCAACGATCCAGACTTTAGTTGGACACAGATAGAAGCCGCAAGGCAAAGCTATGGCCCACCTGACAGGGTAGTATGGTATGAAAAGCCTTTCCTAAAAACTCTAAGACAATGGAGAGCAGGACAAGGTTGGCTTCATAAAGAAAACAACATTAAAGAATATCTTAAGAAGTGGGGCATAACTTGTCCTATAGTGTATACTAGTGGATTACCTCATGCAACAATCATGTGCTTGGATTCAATAGGAGAGTTTGAAACGTTTACTATATGGAAAGCTGATTCATATGTACCTGGTGCAGGATTAAAACAAGTGTACTCACAAAGCTATCCACATAGTGTAGGATTATTTTATAGTGCTATGACGCAACGTTGCGGGTTTAAACCTAATGCAGAAGAATATAAAGTTGCACCAGCAGGTGAAAACATAAGCACACAGGAAAACTTACATCTTGTTAATGATGTTATTGGTACGTTTATTGATACACCATTAGATGGAACAAAGCCAGGTGTTAAGTTCAAACACAATCTACACAAAGGTTGTAGTTGGTACAAGCCCGACCTTACAACTGAAAGCGATATGAAAAGATTAGCGAATGCTACTCAATTTGCTTTTGAACTTATACTCAAAAGTAATAGTAAATGGTGTAGACAAAATTTACCAAGTCGCAATTTAATACTTACAGGCGGCTGTGCTTTAAATAGTGTAGCAGTAAAACAAATTAAAAAGAATTGGGATACAATATATGTTCCAAAGAATCCAGGTGATCCTGGAAGTTGCATTGGTGCAGTTTTGGCAATGGACGAGAAACACATTGACTTTAATGATAAAATATGGTATAATAAAACATAATGAAACAAAATACTGATTATGGATTTGATATCCAAAAAACATATTTAGAAATAATGTTAAGCGATGCACAGACTTATGTGCGTTGCCAAGCAGTATTTGATCCGCAGAGCTTTGATCGTAAGCTACAACCTGCGGCTGAGTTTCTAAAAGAATTTGTTGAAGAACACAATACACTTCCTACAGAACAGATTGTTAATAGTGCTTGTCCAGGTACAAAGCTAGAGATTCCTAAAGGACTTAATGAGCAACACTATGATTGGTTGCTTAATGACTTTGAAACATTTAGTAGACACAAAGCATTAGAACGTGCAATATTAGAAAGTGCAGACTTACTTGAAAAGGGTGAGTATGGTCCTGTTGAAACTAAAATTAAAGATGCAGTACAGATAGGTTTACAGAAAGACCTAGGTATAGATTACTTTGCAGATCCTAAAGGTAGACTTATGGGATTGAAAGATAACAATGGACAAGTAAGCACAGGTTGGGAGAGCTTAGATAAGAAACTGTTTGGTGGATTTAATAAAGGTGAGCTAAACATATTTGCAGGTGGATCGGGTGCAGGTAAAAGTTTATTCCTTGCTAACTTAGGTTGCAACTGGGCATTGAACGGAATGAACGTTGTATACTTAACATTAGAGTTAAGTGAGAATCTAGTTGCTATGAGAATGGATAGTATGATGACTGACATTCCAAGCAGAGAAATATTTAGAGATCTTGATACTGTTGAAATGAAAGTTAAGATGGTAGGCAAGAAGGCAGGTAGTTTACAGATCAAATATATGCCAAGTGGTAAGACTACAAATGATATTAGAAGTTTTGTAAAAGAATATGAAGTAAAGAACAATAGAAAGATTGATGTATTATTGATTGACTACTTAGACTTGTTAATGCCAATGAGTAAGAAAGTAAGTCCAAGTGATTTGTTTGTTAAGGATAAGTTTGTATCTGAAGAACTTAGAAACTTGGCAATGGAACTACAATGTATATTTGTAACTGCATCGCAGTTGAACAGAGCTAGTGTTGAAGAGATTGAATTTGATCATTCGCATATTGCAGGAGGCTTGAGTAAGATACAAACAGCAGATAACGTGATTGGTATCTTTACAAGTAGAGCTATGCGTGAACGTGGTAGGTATCAGATACAGTTAATGAAGACTAGAAGCAGTAGTGGTGTAGGTGCAAAGATAGATTTAGAATTTGATATAGACTGTTTGCGTATTACTGATCTTGCAGAAGATGAAGACAACAGTTACGGACAGTCAACAACTGCAAGTGTTATGGCAGGACTAAAAAGAACTAGTAGTGTTACACAAGACAAAGAACCTGACACTCCAAAAGATCCTTCACAGGGGGAAATAGTAAAGCCTATAAGAGCTGAAACTGACTCAACTAAATTGAGATCATTCTTAGCAAACCTAGGTAACGACGAGGAGGAATAACATGAGCGGTCAGCGGCGTTTTCTAAAAACGTGGGCTCGTACAGTTGGTATGCCAATAGGTATCAACGATGAAGACACTCCCGAATTTTTACCAGTACCAATGAAAGATGTAAAGAAGGCACTAGCGGCGAGAACGTTTTGGATTGTGTTACATATAGTAACTTGTATTTTTATTATAGCTGGTAACGGCAAAGTATTAGGTTGGTGGTAATGAGAACATTATATATATTTGGTGATTCATTTACAGTAGACTACAAGACTGATTGGACTTGGACTAGGCAACTAGCAAGTAAGCTACGAGTAGATGCTATGCTTAATGATAGTATCATTGGCTGTAGCAACGAATGGATCATGCACAAGGTTAAAGAGCAACGTGAGAAACTTACTAAAGATGATATAGTTGTAGTTGTATTAACAAGCCCATATAGATATTGGTTCTTCAAAGACAAGCCTGAACTATCCAACTACCGTATTGCTAATTGGGATAACTTCGCCTCAGAGAACGAAAAGGGTCACGTAGATGCTGTTATGGGTTATGTGAATTACTTACAAAGAGACGAACTAGATTCATTTAGAGTGGAGCAACAGGTAGCTTGGCTTAAAGAACTTAAACGTAACATAGGGTTTACACTACTGTTGGTACCAGGCTTTACAGTAGACATAGACTACACAGACATTATAAAAGTGTATGGCGATATGACTGGTAGTGTTAGTAACGCAGAGTTTGTATCACAGAAAGATGATGAGCAATGGTATAGCGATGGCATTGATACACGTTACAATCATATGATAAAAAGCAATCACGAGATAATGGCTGACAAGTGTGTTAACAGTATACTAACAGGCAACACATTAGATCTAGCAACAGGCTTTGAGCGACACGTTCTAAGAGGACATGAACGTATGACAGCTACTAAACATATAGGTCCTCAGTTAGTAGAAACACATAAAAAACTTTACCAAGATCAGCCCAAAGGCATCAAGCATTGGCTCGGCAAATGATAAATATACTTTTAGTATGCAGAGACGTGTTACTAAAAAGTTCACAATAAACGGGTCTTCCATGCCAGACGTAGAGCTGGTAGCAATAATGGATAAGGCCTTAAAGCAACCTTCGTCCTCCACATATAAAGTTAAAGTCGACAATCAACGTTGGGATCTACAATATAAATTATTGTGGACCGATCACATCAATACAATACCTCATTGGGATAAACTTGTTTACAAGTATAACAAGAAGTCTGACGAATTTGTATTTCATAAAAAAAGGAAAAGAAAATGACACAACTAATCAACCCGACCAAGTTCACCCACTCCACTGGCCTTCTTAGGTCATTTTTTTTGGATAAAGGATTTGAAGAAGTCCATACCCAGAATAGACTATCAATACTAGCGGCGTGTGAAGATCCATTTAACGTAGCTACATATAACTACGCAGGCCAAGTATGGCCCTTGCCACAGACAGGCCAAATGTGGTTAGAACATGAATTACTTTCCAAGCCCGATGCAAAGGGCTTTTTTTGTATCTCAACTTCCTATAGACAAGAGCCAAATGCAATCCCAGGT